GTCAGCTTGTCCGGATCCTTTGACGGGCTGCCCGGCGTGCCGGTGAGCGCCTGCGCCCGCGGCGCGGTCATGCGCGCCTCCAGCTCGGCCAGCATGCGCCGGATCTGCCGCAGCTCCTGCCGGCGGTCGCCGTAGCGGCGCAGCTTCTCCTTCACCATCGCGCGGCCCCCCGCAGCTTCGCCTCGACCTCCTGCGGCGGCAGATGCCGCGCCGCCGCGTCCTTCAGGATCGCCACATACTGGCCGTAGCTCACATGCGCCGCCCGCGCCGCGGCGTTTACGCCGGCAAGCGCCCGGCCCGCCGCCGTGCCGCGTCCTCTCCGCGCGGCCTGCTCCTGCGCGGCGCGGTGATTTGCCTCCTTCTGATGGCGCCGCCGGTTCTCCGCGTGGCACGCGTCGCTGCACGTTTTTCGGTTTTGGCGGCTCTCGATCGCCCGGCCGCATATAACACATTCTCGGATCATCTTCCGTTGTCCTCCTTCACGATCTCCAGACGCAGCGCCTCAATGGCTGCCGCCTGTCCCTTGTCTTTGTCGGCGAGCGAGCGCAGCACCCGCTCGTCGTGCGTGCCCTTGAGGATCAGATGGTAGATCCGGCACACGCTGCGCTGCCCGGGGCGGTTCAGCCGCTCGTTGGCCTGCTGGTACAGCTCCAGACTCCATGTAAGCCCGAACCAGATAATGATGTGCCCGCCGTCCTGCAGATTCAGTCCGTGGCCGATGCTCGCCGGGTGCGCCAGCGCCACGGGGATCTCCCCCCGGTTCCAGGCGTCGATGTCCTCCGGCGTGTCCAGCGCGCGGCAGGCGATGCGCTGCCGGATGCGTTCGGCGTCGTGCCGGTAGGCGTAAAGCACCAGCACGCTCTCGCCCCCGGCGGCCTCCGTAAGCTCCTCCAGCGCGTCCAGCTTGATCTCGTGCAGCGGGTGCACCTGCCCGTCCGTGTCGTAGATCGCGCCGTTGGCAAACTGCAGCAGCTTGTTCGTGAGCGCCGCCTCGGTCCCCGCCACGATCCCGCCCCCGGCGTCCAGACACTCCAGCACCTTCTCCCGCTCAAACTGCTTGTACCGCCGCAGCAGCGCCGGCGGGGCGTCCAGCTCGACGGTCTCGTAGATCTGCCCCGGCAGACGCAGCACGTCCTCCTTGCGGATGCTCATGCAGATGTCGGAGAGACGTTCGTATACCTCCGTCTCTGCGCCGTCGCGGGGGCGGTAGCTGTAAACGATGTGGCCGTTCATCTTCTCCGGCAGCAGGAAGCGCGCCCGGAAAGCGCCGAGCGTCCTTCCCAGCCGCTCGCCCTGGTCCAGCAGATAGATCTCCGGCCACAGATCCTCCAGCCCGTTCGGCCGCGGCGTGCCGGTCAGACCGATGATCCGGCGGATCCGCCCGCGCACGCGGCGCAGCGCCCGCCAGCGCTTGGCGGCGGCGCTCTTGAAGCTGCTCAGCTCGTCGATCACAACGATCGGGAACGGCCAGCGCTTGCCCAGCGTGTCGGTCAGCCAGACAACGTTCTCGCGGTTGATAACGTAGATATCGGCGAACGGCCCCTCGAATACGCTGCGGACGGCCTCCATACGCTGCCGGGCCGTGCCCATGATCCGCCGCACCCGCAGATGCCGCAGGTGCTCCCACTTGGCGGCCTCCTTGCTCCAGGTGTTTTCCGCCACGCGCTTCGGCGCGATCACCAGCACCGGCCCGTCCTCCATCTCGTCAAACAGCAGCCGGTCAATGGCGGTCAGCGTCGTCACCGTCTTGCCTGCCAGTGCCCATCCCCCAGAGCAGGGCGCAGGCTTTGTGCTGAACGATCCAGTCAATGCCCGCTTTTTGATGCGGATAAGGGTTGAAGGCACTCATGGCGTCACCTCCTTTCGCTGCGTCGCGTGGATTTTTGCATGCTCTGCTTGGTTTCGCAGGATTTGAAGATTCTCCGGGCGGTTGTCTCTCTTGTTGCCGTTTATGTGATGCACCACCTCGCCTGGGGATAGTGGTCTACCAAGCATTTTCTCAGCAACTACCCTGTGCTCATGCCTTCCGTGATCTTTTCGGTATGTTTTCCCCTCACCGCGATCCAGCAAAGCCTCACGCTGCTTTTCGCTGTATGGTCTGGTTGGATTCATTTCGGCGTTGAGCGTTTTCATGTGGCACGATTGGCTGCACCAGTTTCTTCCCTTTGCTTCGTGCGGCCATCGCTCAAAGGTCTTGCCGCAGTATTCGCAGGTACATTTTGTTTTCATGCTTCCCTTCCCCCGTCCTTCCGCTGCCCGATGGCGTTCTCGAGCGCCGCGATGTCGCCGCGGTCGCGGATCACCCACACGGTGAAGCCGAGACGGCGGAGCCGCTCGTGCCACCACTCCTGCAGCTTCCGGACCTCGCCGCCCTTCGGCCGCTTGAGCTCGGCGAAGAGCACCCTCCCGCCGGGCAGCAGTACGATCCGGTCCGGCACGCCCGCCCAGCCGGGGCATACCCATTTCAGCGCCATGCCGCCGCGGCGCTTCACCGCCCCGACGAGCGCCCGCTCCATGTCCTTCTCCAGCGGCGTCATGGGTTCGCCCTCCTCTCGTAAAATCGCTGCCGCCCATATAGACGGATTCGTGCCGTCTTGTCCTTCGCACGCCGCCAGCCGGGCATGCGCTCCATGATCTCGCGGATCTCCTTGCCGTCGTAGCGGTCCAGCCGGTCCGGGCAGCCGCCGAGCGCCTCCGCCCAGATCTCCATCGTGCAAACGGTGCGGCGCCGCACCGTGCCCTCCTGCGTGCCCTCCAGCCACAGCCGCCGCGCGGGCAGATCCATCGTGTCCCAGTCCTCCGGCAGCAGCCGCTCAAGATATTCCTGCACGATGCCCTCCCGCGGGTTCTCCTCCTCGAAGCTCTCCTGCACCCGTCGGGCGACGCTCTCCAGCTCCGGCGGCAGATACAGCGTCTCCCCGGCGTGATAAAGCTCCGCGGCCTCTGCCCAGACGCGCCGCACCGTCTCCGGCGTCAGCTCGTCCCAGAGACTGCGCCGCGGCTCGTTCGGCGTGTCCACGATCCAGAACCGCCGGTTGCCCGTGCGGTCGCGCAGAAACTGCGCTTCGTTCGTGGTGCCGATGAATATGCACTGCCGCGGGAATTCCTGCGTCCGCCGCCCGTAGGCGGGGCGGAAGCGGTCCACCTGCTTGGATATGTAAAGCTTGATGGTCTCGGCCTCCGCCCGGCGCATGCCGGCCAGCTCGCCGACCTCCATGATCCAGACGCCGAGCACCTGCTCATAGGCGTCCTTGCCCTGCAGCGTCGTGAAGCTGTCGGAGAACCACCGCCCGCCCAGCCGGGCGATCAGAGCGCTCTTGCCGATCCCCTGCCGCCCCCGGAGCGTCAGCATATAGTCAAATTTGCAGCCGGGGTCATAGATGCGGGCGGCCGCCGCCGTCAGCGCCTTTCGGGTAACGGCGCGGGTGTACGGCGTGTCCTCCGCGCCGAGATAGTCCACAAGCAGCGTCTCGATGCGCGGCACGCCGTCCCAGACGCAGCCGTCCAGATACTCCCGCACCGGGTGGAATTTGTTCTGCAGCGCCACAACGTTCACCGCGTCAAAGATGCGGTCCTTGCCGGTCAGCCCGTAGGTGCGCTCAAGATAGTACCGCAGCGCCGCGTCGTCCGCGTCGGTCCATTGCCCCGCGCCGCGCACCCTCCGCCACGGGAGACTCGAAAGGCTCACGATGCTGTGCTCCATCTCGTTGAGCGCCAGCCGCCCGGCGAGCTGCGGGTCGTGCTGCAGAATGATGACGGCGTTTTCGATCGTCTGCGCGATCGCGCCCTTCTCGGTGATGCGCAGCTGCGCCTTCCAGTTCTCGCCGTCCTCCGCGCTCTCGCCGAAGTCCGCCGCGGCTTCGCTCATGCGGTCGGTGACGATCTGCGCCTTGACGCGCTTGTCCCCGCTCGCAAGCTGCGCCATCGCCCGGTAGCTCGGGCGGCTGCTCACCGGCGTGTCCATGCCGCACTCACCGTCCAGCTCACCGAAGCGGTGCAGCCGCACAAGATCCCAGGCGTTGCACAGCTGCCCGCTCGCCGGGTCGGTGCCGTGGTGGGAAAAGCTGAATTTGTCGTCATAGATCACGACACCGGCGGCGGTGCTGCCCTCGGTATAGGTATAGCGCCCGGGATCGTCGCAGGCCCGGTAGGTGGGCACAAACTCGGCGATGGCCTCCCGCATGCTGTACGCCCGGCAGAACGCGCCCACGATGCCGCCCTTCTCCAGCGGGTCCTTCTGCCTGGCAGCGCTCTTTCGGACGATCTCCGCCACGCGGCTGCTCATGGGCCAGCCGGACACGTCGCGCCAGTCGTGGTAGGTGGCGAGCACCGTGTCGGGGTCGAGGAACGCCCCGTCCGTGTGCCGGAATACAAACGGCGCGTCCTGGCTGCAGCTCGGCCAGTACATCATGCGCTGCGGCTGGTAGCTCGTGTCGTCAAACTTGTCGATGCCCAGCGTGGCGGCGACGCGCCGGCCGATGGCCTGATACTCGTCGCAGTCCACGCTGCGCGAGAGCGGCACCACGAGACGGTACCGCGGCTTTTCCGTTGTGTGCTTGTGCGTGGAGTAGATCGCCGCGGCGCTGCCGTACAGCAGCTCCCAGTCCGGCCACAGATCGCCGTCGGCGAAGTCCGCGTCCAGACAGAGGATCGAGCGGAAGCGGATGTCGGAGCGGCTGCCGTTGTTGCAGTAGCCGCCGACGAACCCGCCCACGTCCTTGATCCGGCTCTGCTGCTCGCGGGTCATGGCCTTGTACTCGGCCATGGTCTCCGGCGTGCGCGTAACGGCGCTCAGCCGGTCCAGCAGCTCCGACCACCGGACGGTCTTGTTCTTCCACGTCTTGGTCTTCCGGCTGTTGCCCAGGGCGATGTCCAGCGCCTTGTCATTTTGGACGTCCATAGGATCGCCCCTCCTTTGTTCAGTCCTTCCTGTAAAATGGAGTGCTGTAGCCGTCTCCGCGTAGCAGCAGCCCCGGCGCCCAGTCGATCGGGCGGCCCATGACCTCCGCCACCTGCTCCCAGCTTGTCCCGATCGGCGCCTCGACGATGACCTCATCGTGGACGTGGAAGCAGATCTTCCAGCCCTCTTCCGCCAGACGCACCATGGCGACGGCGAGACAGTCCCGGGCGTAGGCCTGCACGATGTTCTCCACCAGCTTGCCGCCCCATGTGCCCGTCTTTTCCCACCGGCGGGTGGTCTGGTTCTGGCCCATGAAGCAGATCGAGCCGTCGGTGTCGAGCTTTGCGTCCCAGTAGCTCAAAATGCGTCCGCTCGGCAGACGGCAGCGCAGGGCGTCGCCGTCCCGGCGGTACTTCACCCCGCAGGGCACCGTGGTCGTCCGGCCGGGGTTGTTGATCGCGCGGACGGCGGCGCTCTCCGCGTCGCGCCAGAACCGCGGGATGGCCGGA